AATCCCAGATAGACAAATTGGTAAAGTCACCTCACTTTGAATGAGTTTTTTGGAGGTTCGACCCCTTCTCTGGGAGCCTTGCCCGATTGATGGAATTGGTATACATACTTGTCTTAGAAACAAGGTTTTACAGGTTCGAGTCCTGTATCGGGCATTGGATTTTATATCCAAATTTTGTTGGGTTAGTCTAACGGTAAGATGCAGGTCTCCAAAACCTTGCGATGGGGGTTCAAATCCCTCACCCTTCGCCTTGTCCTTTTAGCTCAGTGGATTAGAGCAGTAGGCTACGAACCTATGTGTCGGGAGTTCGAATCTCTCAAAGGACGCTTGACAACATGCCACATTTATGGTATGATTGTCTTATGGTCAACGGATTGTCGCCTAATCGGTTAAGGCCCGCTGCCAGGGGTAGCGTGAACTGGGTTCAAGTCCTAGCAATCCGACCAAATACAAGAAATGCTTCTGTTGCTTATTGGTTAAAGCCCTCTGCTTATAACGGAGTGAACGGGGTTCAATTCCCCGCAGAAGCACCTTGGGAGCGTGGTGGAATCGGTAGACACACCAGACTTAAAATCTGTCGGGCATTGCCTGTGGGGGTTCAAGTCCCCCCGCTCCTACTTTCACACTATATAACATGTGTGGAAATTCAAGTATGAAATACCATCTTTCACAATCCTATTGTTTTTACATGGGAGAAGTGGTGCGTATGTATTTCATACAGGGTATTCCTTATACATTTGATGAACTTCCTCAAATGATACAGGACCACCCATCAGTTCAAACAGAGGCACTAACTAATCGTGACTTTGATGATGAAGATATGTATATGGCATCAAATTATTTGATTACAGAAGCAGCTCATCCTCTAATGTTTGAAATGGAATTGGATAATCCAGAACTCTTACCTAAAGATGATTAATGAATTTCGTAATCGCCTAATTGGCAAATTTGAGAACAAGCGTCAAGCATTTCGCAATCCTTCTAGGTTTGCGTATGTGAGAATTATTCATGAAAATGTTGATGGAAAATTGATTTATGGGGAGCAAGCATATCATTATATGCTAAACTCTCCGTATCGTAAATTTGTGTTGGAACCTGTTCTTTCGGATGGTAGGTTAGTCGTCAAAAACTATTCCATTACCAATCCTAATGAACCGATCACTCAAGACAACTTGACATATCGTGAGGGGTGTGACATACTATTTAATCTGGTTGATGATGTCTTTGTCGGTTCTTCTGAAGGATGCAATTGTATTGTAAAAAGAAATGGCAAAGACACCTATTTTACAACCAAGACGCAATTGGGTATTAATTATTATCATGTAATTGATCGTGGTTATGATCCAGTCACTAAAAAGCAAATATGGGGCACAGAATATGGTCCTTTTGAATTTGCGAAAACCTTCTAAATAATCCAGCGTAGTAAGAGTTATGGACTATCCAGACCCGTATAATCCAGTACTAGTGTTGAATAGTTCTTACGAACCAATTAACATTACAAATTGGAAACGAGCAATTGTTCTACTTCTCAAGAACAAAGCTCACATGCTTTCTAAGAGAGTAATTCGACTTGTAAATTACATTGCTTTACCTTTTAAAAGGATGAGGGTTACACACCCAACTCGTAATATGATCTATCAAAGAGATGATAATAAGTGTCAGTATTGCGGTTCCACCCGTCATCTGACAATTGATCATGTTTTAGCTAGATCTAAAGGTGGTGAAGATACCTGGGAGAATATGGTTGTTGCTTGTTCTTCTTGTAACACATCAAAAGGAGATAGGTATCTTGAACAAACTGGTATGAAACTTGCCAGGAAACCTAAAGCACCCATCAATAGTATGTTTTTAACAATTGAAAAGTCTAGAGTTCCTGAATGGTCAAATTATGTTTACGGCATCTCTTGACATCCAAATAGATAGATGCTATACTGAGGGAGTATTAAAGGTCCGAATGCGTGACGCCCTCATTTGCCCCTGTAGCATAATGGTAATGCAGTGCTCTTGTAAAGCAAAGATTGCTGGTTCAAATCCAGTCGGGGGCTTTGGAAGTCGTTAGGCACATAGCCTAGAAAGACGCCAAAGGAAGTTAAGTCAAAGAATCGAGACAAGCAGACAATGCCTTTTGAACTGGTGTAAGTCCAGTAACTTTCTATATTGGGATGTAGCACAACGGCAGTGCGAAGAGCTGTTAACTCTTAGGTTGCTGGTTCGAATCCAGCCATCCCAGTTGCTATATGCGCTGGAAAGATAAACCAGAATGCCGTAGCATTAACACCCCTCAAGCCTATCAACGATGCTCAAACAGAGGGGTCACTTGGGGAATTAGCACAGTTGGTAGTGCGCCTGCTTTGCAAGCAGGAAGTCAGGAGTTCGAGTCTCCTATTCTCCATTTGCGAATAGCAAATATTCAACAAACATAATTTTTTCAATTGTAAATAAAATGAATTGTGATGTGATACCTCTTTTTTCCACACCATTGGGCATCTTTAGAGATGCACTTGATGATGAAAAATATCAAATTGTTTATGATCTAGTAAAAAATTGTGACTATGGGTTACTGGCAGGCGCAAAAAAACATACACTAAGATTACAAAACGATTTGTCTAAAAATTTAAATATACTTTCGGAAGTTCCTGAAGTAAAAAAAATATTTGAAGAAATTTTTACCAAATACATTTATGATATAAAAACAATTATAAACACAAAATTTATCATTAGTTCATCTTGGGCTGTTAAACTCAATCCTGGTGAATCTGGTGGGGATAACCATGCACATGCAAATTCTTACTTCAGTGGGGTAATGTACTTTGAAAATAATGTTAGTAGTATTGTATTTAAATCTCCTCTTGGAGCAAGTAGACACACCTTTGATGAGGAAAAACATACATTGTACAATACTTCTGGATTTGTAGTAAATCCGGAAAAAAATATGTTGTTACTTTTTCCATCCCACATTGAGCATAGAGCTCATATTAATTCATCAAATAAAACTAGATATTGTTTGGCATTTAATATAATTCCATCAGGGACGTATGGTTACGGAACTTCGTCAATTTTTTCTTGACGAGTCCTATAAATAAAACAGAAGAATAATCAGCAGCGCAATAATTATGTCTCTTACAAGACTTGATAATCTGTATTCAAGTAAGACTGGAAAATATCTTTATGTTTCGCCAGACGACTTTAATGCTACAGATACTTTAGACAATAGAGGAAATTCTCCTCTCCGTCCATTCAAGACGATTCAAAGAGCATTTTTAGAAGTATCGCGCTTCTCATATCAACCTGGTGCTAATAATGATCGCTTTGATCAATTTAGCATCATGCTTATGCCTGGTGATCACTACATTGATAACCGCCCTGGATTAGTTAATTATAGTATTGGTGGAAATAATCAAGATAGAAATAGATATTATGATGCTGGACTTTTAATTGAATCGAATAAGCAATTTATCGCATATGAAGCATATGCTAGAATGCTTAATAACAATGTAGGGTTTACATTACCATTGGTTACAATTAATGGTATACTTGATGATGTGTCTAAAATTTTAGACAATATTATATACAATATTAAATTTGGTGGTAATGACAGAACATTTGATTCTGCTTTATCATATCAAAATGATCAACAATTTCAAACTTCTTCTTATCAGTCCGAAGTTCAGGAAGTTTATGCAAATGCTAATAATCTTGCGATATCAGTAATCAAGCAACAGATTATAGGTAATATTTTTCAGACTGCATATTTAACTCAACTTAATATACCATCAGCTTTTAATCAAGTATTTGATCCTCTGATTTTAACTGGACCATCCATACAGGGAGGACAACTAGAAGTAGCATATGGACAGATAGATACTTGTGCCGATGTTCAGAGTAATTTAAATACATTATTTACAATAGTATCGCAGGGTATAAGTGGATCACTGGATCTAGATGATCGCACAGATCCCGAAACTCTTGCAGAACTTCCTGTATTTAATTTTGATCAATCTTTAGGACAATGGCAAGATAGTTCAATTATTGATTTAAGAAATCCCGATAATATTTTTTGGAAATTCAATGCATCAACTGGTGGCACAATTGTTCCTAGAGGTTGCTCACTTGTTGGATACGATCTTCGTAGAACTGTTGTTCGTCCTTTGTATGTTCCTGATCCAGCTGATTCAGATCAAGAAAGAACATCAATCTTTAATTTAACTGGTGGTTGCTATCTTTGGCAGTTTACAATTAAAGATGGAGATCTTTCTGAAAATTCGCCATTATTCAATACAGCAGATAACGTCGGTAAAGTTTATTACAAAAAAGGTAATATTACGGATCTTGCTGTTCCTGAATATTCACACCATAAGATTACAATTATGGAGTATGCGGATAACTTTGAACTTGTCGAATATTACAAAAAAGTTGGAGTTGCATTTTCAAGGTATCAACCATCTATTGATGATCCTGGAGAATTTGAAGCACTTGCACAAGAAAATAGAATTGTTGGTCCTCTTTCCGATACCAGATTTATTGATAATATTAAACCAGTAAACACTAATATTGGTCAACCTAATCAAAAATTAGTTATCAATGTCACAACCAAAATTGATCATGGATATTTTAAAGATCAGTATGTGGCAATTTTAAATCTTGGTCTAGATGAAGAATTGAATGGAACATTTAAAGTTGCATCGATTGATCAAAATAATCCCAAAGTATTTACCTACGAAATTCCTAACAAAGTTGCCGCTGGACTTGGATTAACCACTAATCAAATTTATACATCAGGTAGTGGAATCAGTTCAAATGCGGTTGCTCAAGCAGAAATTGACTCGGTTGAATCGGCATCTCCATATGTCTTTAACTGCTCTATTCGTTCCATATGGGGAATATGTGGAATGTGGGCAAATGGTGCCAAAGCAACTGGATTCCGTTCGATGGTTGTGGCGCAATATACGGGTGTATCACTCCAAAAAGATGATAGGGCATTCATTCGTTATGATGAGTTTACCAATACTTGGAATCAGGCATCGCTAACTAGTGCTTTTGCTTCAGTTCCTTATCACGCAAAAGGTGATTCTTATTGGAAAGATGAGTGGAGAAACTTCCACATCCGTGCTTCGGAAGATTCCTTCATTCAGTGCGTATCTGTCTTTGCGGTTGGATTCTTTGATCACTTCCTGATGGAATCTGGTGGTGATATGTCAATCACCAACTCAAACTCCAACTTTGGTAATACTTCACTTCACTCAATTGGTCATAAAGGATACTCATTTAACCAAGATAAGGGTGGATATATTACGCACATTATTCCTCCCAAAGCATTAAGTGGTGGATATAGAGCAACTCCTCTAGGTAAATCGGTAAATTCCACTGAAATATCTTATTATCCTATTGATGTTCCGACATCAAATGACCCAAGTAATTTCACTAGATTATATCTAGGAACAGATACTGCATTTGATCCAGACAATAGACCAGCAGCAACTTTAAGCGGTTATAGAATTGGAGGCAGACCAGATGAAAAATTATATGTAGAGTTGGAACCAATTAGTCCAGGTGGCAATACTATATTTGAAGCAACTTTATCTCCTACTGGAATCGATACTTATAATGTCAGTGTTGACTTCTTAAATCCAACCAGTGTCTCAATTGACACCAGATCTCAGGACGCCTCAAATTCTATTGCATCGAATAAAGCATTTATACAAGATGAAGTTTACGGATATCTTACTAAAAAATATCCAAATCTGCTAACAAATCCAGATAGAGATATCTTAACTTGTAGAAGAGATATTGGATACTATATTGATGCGGTTGTTCAAGATTTAAAACTTGGTGGAAATGTAAATTCAGTTCAAGCAGCTGAAGCATATTTTAGTGCCAATCAATTAATTTACATCACTAATCAACTTAATGAAGCAATTGATGTACTTGGTGTTACTAAAGATTTCACTATTGCTGCAATGCGTAATTGGAATTATTTACTAACTGGATGTTCTACTACAAGTGGCAGTGCTACTATCACTGTGCCGTCTACTAATGGATTAGTAGTTGGTATGAAAATTCAATCATATGCATCAATCGATCCTTTAACACAATCGGAACCTGCTGGATTCCCAACAATTAACATACCAGCCGGATCCTACGTGAGAAGGATAATTGACGAAACTACTATACAAATTGGAATAAAAGGATCCTATAATTTTGGATCTGCAGTTGGTGCCTCTTATTCTCCATCTTTAGCAACTAGAGTTGCTTCGCAAACTATCACTGCTAGTGGACCTGGAACTGGAGCAATTTTATACTTTACTCTGAGAGATGAAACGCAAACTACAAGTTACCCAGGTGGACCTACTGCGGTTAGAGATGGCATTTTCTCCACAATTAGGTCATATTATGATGATAGTATTGGTGAAGATAGTGCGGATGTATCAACTGGCAGCACAGAACGTGATGACATTGCTACAGTAATTGAAGGATATTTTTCCGATATTGCACAAATTTTATCATCTGATCCAGATAATTCTGGAGTAGAAAAAATTGAACCGGATACAGATTTTTCAGTGTTGTCCAGAAGAGCAACAATATTCACCATTCTTGGTGCAAGTGATGCTCACCAAATGGAAACTGGAACCCCAGTGAGACTCGTTCCAAAACCACTACCAGGAACTAATCCAGACCCAAGAGTTATTCGCTTACCAAAAGGATTTGATACAAATGTAGTTTACTATGTAATTGCCCCAGGTAGACAAACTGCACCAGAAGATTTCTCATCCACAACAATTTTTGATGGATCGAATCAAGCAGTATTTTTACTTGCCACAACTTTAGAAAATGCAAAGGCAGGAAACTACATCTATTCACCAGAAACTGATTCACTTAACCCAGATCTCGTAATTGAAGTAAACAAATATATTGTAGATACAAACTACTCATTGCAGAAGTATGAATCAACAATATCAGTTGGTTCCGGAACTGGTGTTATTAAAACATCTGTATCACATGCTTTTGATATCCCATCAGATTCGATAGATGCAATTGACCACCAGAAGGTATTTTTCAGATCATTAAATGGTGCAAATTTACCGACTAGAACAATTTCTGTTGGTGGGGTAGTATCACAGGTTGCTTTAAATCCTCAAGATGAGTTCTGGGTGCGTTATTTTAGTCCAAATGAATTTAAAATATATACAAATTTTGAAGACTCTAAAAATGATGTAAATGAAGTTGTATTAAACGGAAATACTACATTTTTAACTTATACTAACAAGAGATTCTCTCCACTAAGATTCGAACCAAAACCAACCAGTAACAATAATGTTGCTAATTCTACTGGTCAGTGGTATTTGCGTTGTGTGGATGAAACTAGTAGTAATATAGCTATATCTAATCGAAATCAAAACCACATTCTTTACAGATTCAAGGTTAATACCACTTATAGTGGTTCATCACCAGGAGAACTCAGGACATCAGATACATTCTTTGAAAGAGTTAATGATGGTAGGATAAAGGAAGATAGAACTTATAAATTGAGATATGTAATTCCTAGATATCTTGGTACTGTTAGAGATCCTCTAAATGGATTTGTTCTTAAAGTTAGAACAGATACAAAGAGAAGATTGAGACCGCAAAAAATTGTCTTGAAACCAATTGTCTCGGCAAGTCATGGATCGAGTGATTCTTACACTTCTTCATCTATAGCTAGATTCTTAAATGATGCTAATATTGTAGATACTGCTAATAATCCTCAGGAACAAATCGGTTGGAGTCGCCGGATCTATAAAAATAGAAATATTGATGTAAAATACGATCCGTATTTAAATCCAAAAAATGTTGAAACATTAAACGGAAAGATTCAATTTACTATTGAATCTGCTAAAATTGTTTCGCAGGATAATGGAAACGGAACACAATATAAGTATCTTGAAGCAATTGTTTTTGATCACACAATTGTAAATCAAGCAATTAAGAACGAAAGATTTACAATTGTAAAAATTAAAGCACCTCAGGGTCCAGTTGGTATATTTGCATCAAATTCAACAGCAAATAATCAATCCAATTTAATTCAGTGGAGTGGGCATAGTTCCGGAACTGGATATCTTCATGGTTATTTTACTACCGAAAATAAACCTTTCAATTCATCAGGAGGTGCATCTCAGGAGTATTATTTAATTATTAAAAATATTACTAATGGAGAAATTAATTTTAATTCTATTGTTGCCACTACGTTCTTCCAAGGTGGATCCACTCCACAAGGTTCAGTAGTATTTGCCCAATTGGCAGCAAAACCTGATAGTGTTGGTGATTCAACCGGAAAGAGCAAATCTTCCAAAGAAGATTATCTATATTCCTTTAAGGGAACAAATGTTTACACACTTGTGCCTGGAGATGTAGTTAGGGATGATTTTGGCGGAGAATTTTACATCGATACAATTGAAGATGTTGGGGAAATTGAGGATACTTTCTATATTTTCAGTATCGAAGAAGTGAAGCAAAGAATTCCTGGTCAACAAGATGGAATTTATTATCTAACTTGTCTGAAGGGAAATGTATCGCCATTCCCAACTGGTCCTGGAGTTGGCAATAACTTTAAAAATTTCAAATTCTCTCAACCAGTTGCTTACATATATCCCCAGGATTATTCAAATGATCCATTGTGGTATGAAAAATTAGATCCTGTATACTATGGATCGCAAATCAATGATCCTCCTGCTACATATTCAGCCGCTGATAATTACGTACATGGACTGGTTACTGTAAACGATTCTAAATTTAGTGAAACTAAAGAAGCAATTAATACACTAATTGAAAATCCAGTCTTGGCAGAATATTCATTTAACGAATATTTAGATGTGTTACCAGAATTTTCGGTTGATGCTAGAATCAGAGCACAATTTGGAAATGCTGAATCCGGATCAGAAGATAGATTAATTCCAATTAAAGGAATATCGCAATTTCCATCAGAAGAGAGACTTTATGTCGAACTTCGTAGACCATCTATTGCTCGTTCAGGAAACCATACATTTGAGTATCTAGGATTTGGTCCTGGTAACTACTCAACTGGTTTCCCACTGCGTCAGGAAGTCATCCTAACTGACACACAGGACTTCTATGCCCAAGCTAAGCGAGAGGACGGAGGAATCGTCTTCTACACGGGTCTCAACTCCAATGGTGATCTCTATATTGGTAACAAGAAAATCAATGCTATTACGGGAGAAGAAACATTCCTAGAATCTGCAGAACTAATTGGTTTTGGTGAGGAAGATGATGATCTGGGTGGTGCTCTGGTAACTACATTCACAGTGCCTGTAACATTCAGGGAAAAAATCACAGTTAAGGGCGTAGCAGACTTCTCAGCCCCAGTAACTATTAGAGTTCAACCTGGAGATGCTCAAGACCCAACTGCTGCTCTCAGAATTCTTAGTCTTGTCGATCCAGCTTTACTTGGTGAAGATCCAACACTTGATAGAACTTCCTTCCCAGAAGATAGTAATGGAGATATTCGATTAAGTAAAAATAGAATTAACTCAGCAATTTTTGCGCTAAATCCAAGAGGGAATGGATCTAGTGGAGTTCCTGGTCAAGACTATTCAATTAGAACTCATTATAATTTCCAAGAAGATGGTGGATCTCCTTCTAATGTAACTCCAAATCAATCTCCCGAAATTTATTCTCCATCAAATACAAATTCAAATAAATTATTTGCAAATCAATCTGTTTACTACGGTAACACAGACAACCAACCTGCTCCTGGTGATATTTTACTGAAAGGGAAAGAGGTTGGTAAGTCTGGATCTCTTGGATGGATATATGCCAATACATTTGAGATTATTCCAAATAATCTCATTCAAACAGTCTCCACACCAAAAATTAATGATATTACTGAGCAACTTCAAATTGGAACTGGTGGTGGCGAAGGATATACTGCCACTAATTTAATTAGATTATCCTGGGCAATTGCAGGAGGAGTTGGTGGTGCTCCTATCACAAATAGAGAACTCAATGAAATATATGGATTGTCTCTAGATTCAATCATTCGCACTATTGGTGTGGACGGCCAGGAATTATCACAAAGATTTAATGGTAGATTCACAATCTATCCAGAAACTTGGGATATCGATGGGCAATTTATTGATGTTCAAGTAAATGGTCTCGTCTCCTTTGATCTAGTTCAAACTTGGAATACACCATCTGTTGGTGGATCTTCGCAAGTATCAGTTACGAATTCAGATTGGAAAGAATTTGGTATAATTGGATCTGAATCGATCAGAACATTAACAACAACACTAGGAGATTTTAGAGTTGGAATTAACACGGTCGCAAGATCACCCCATAGTTCCTACGAAAATTCATATGTAGATTCTTCAACAACAGATCCTAGAGCAAATCTAGATATAGTTGGTAATCTTTACCTTACTGGAACTGGAGTTCCAAATTATAGATCACAATCTAATCCTTCCAGTAGAACACTGCAAAAATTAGATGATGCATTTGTACTTGGCGGTAACAGTTTAAATCCTGGTGGAGTAGCAGCAACATTTAGAGTAGCAACAACTGATGATTCCACTCCGGATGGAGTTGGTTATCAAATAGGAGGAAGAATTGGTATCAATACAATTCTGACTGACTTAGATAGAAACTTTGTTGTCAAAGGTAATGCCAGAATTACAGGTGACTTCCTATTTGAAAATGATATTGATATCAATGGTGGTGGCGGAGCAAACACTGCTGATGTTAGAACTAGTATAACCAGTGGAACATTTAACTTTATTACTAATAGCACTTTTGTTGGAACAGCAAATCTTGCTAATTGGGCAACGACTTTAAATGCTGGTGCTAGAGCAACCACAATTAGTATTGGAAGCACCACCACATCTCCTCAGACTATTAATTTAGGGACTGCTGCTTTATCACAAACTTTCAATTTAGGAACGGCAGCAACTACACAAACTCTCAATTTGGGAACGGCAGCAACTACACAAGATGTGAACATTGGTGTTGTCGCAACTACATTTGATTTCGATCTTGGTAGTCCTCTCCCAACAGCATCTAGATCCAGAGTTACTTTGGGTGGTGCATATAATCAAAATCAAAGTCTTAGTTTTACAACAATCAAGACTAAGCAAACTAACATTTGGGGAGATCTTTCAATTGGTCTCAACAAATCATTTGGCGATACTTTAGATGTTACTGGAACAGCTGGAACTGTTAATTTCTTTAGTAATTCTGGTGCTACTAGCACTTTGAATTTTGCTACAAATGCGGCAGTAATTGCAATCGGAGCTCAAGGTGGAATTACAACAGTAAGAAATAGTTTAGCAGTTGATGCTACTTTAAGTGTTAAAGGTAATTCAATAGTTGTTGGTGGAACGGCAGCATTCTCGTTTGATGGAACGAGATCTAGATTAGGAAGCACACAAACATCACATACCGGAACTCCAACTGGAATTCCTACTGATAAGAACGTTGATTTTATCACTATCACCACCACAACAAATGTATTGGATACTGCTGGTGCCAGCACTTGGGGTGGAGCATTCTTCCAGCAAGCAATTCCCACATTTACTGGAGATGATACAACGGCACTTATTGCTCTAACTGACAAGCAATATTATTTACCAATTGTAAATCCACCAACTGGCATTGTTCCAGGAGATGATCTTTTAATTGATACACCAGTTTCTGGATCGCTTCATCCAGAAATTGTTAGAGTTGCTGTTGGAGGATTGAGAAGAGTTAATAGTGCTCCTTATTACCTCATTGTTGAAAGACAACCATACGGAACATTCTTACCAACAAGAACTGATCACCCAGACGCAACAATCATCAGAAAGGTAAATGCATCTTTTGATAGTACTTGGTTGACCGCTAATATTGATGGAACCGGAACATCCGATATAGTCTCCCTTTCGGAATTTGGTGGACAACTGCCGCAAGGAAGTTATCTATTACTTTCACGAAATACTGCTGGAACTTCTGGTGAAGCTGTATTAGTCGGAACGTCTACATCGGTATCTAATAAAAAATTCCAGATCTTTAATGGAGCAAATGTATTAAAATTTGAAGTTGATACAATTAGTGGAGCAACATTAATTAGCGATGGCATAAGCAATGGTGGATTGACAGTCTTTGGACCAACCAATTTGACTGGATCTTTAACCACTTCTGGTGGAAATGTAACATTCAATACTCCAAGTGCTTTAACACTTAATGGTGGAAACTTCATTATTAATGATGCCGCAGGAACAGGTAATAAACTTACATTAACAAACTCAACTGGAGATCTGTTTATTGCTGGTGACTTAACAGTTGGTGGTAATGACATTAGTTCTAGCACTGCTATTGCTCTAACTCTCAGTGGTGCTGATGTTCAAGTGAGAGGTGATCTTACCATCACTGGAAATGATATTAAATCTAGCACTGGTGCTACAGTACTTACTCTGAATGCAAATGACGCAACATTTGCTGATAATTTGGATATTGGCGGAACAACTACTATTGGTGGCGATTTAACTCTCAATGGTGGCGACTTCACAGTTAATTCTGGGGCAACTGAGAGATTTGCTGTTAACGCAAATGGATCAATTGATTTTGGTGGAATCACAAACTACAGAACAAATACTGGCGGATTTAAGTGGAAATACATTAGTACAACATCTAATACAGAAGCTTCATTCAGTGAAACCACTGAAAGATTAAGATCAAATATAAATTACTTCGTGAGACCTTCCGGAACCAATCAGGTTCTAATATTAAAACTCCCCACAAATGCTCAAACTGGCGATACTATTAGAATCCTAGATATACTGGGAGATATTAAATACAACACTCAATTGATTGTTAGGGCTCCAGTTGGCATTGCGATTCAGGGGGATTCTACTGGAACTACTCTTGGTGGATTAACAACAGCATATGGCGGAGGTGAATTAATAATTAATACACCAAATGTCGGACTTGGACTTGTCTATGTTGGAGCAACTGATGGTGATGGAGTTTCTGTAGATGGATCCTTACAGGGATGGAGAATAATGGAGATCTAAATGGCAGTAAATTACAACACTTTAAAATCTTTAAAAGGTACAAGTATAGGAACAATTGTTCCTTGGTGTGGACAAATTACATCTATTCCGCCTGGATGGAGTAGATGCGATGGAGCTGATTTAAATGTTAGTGATTATCCAGATTTATTTGATTTAATTGGATATAGATATGGAGGTTCTGGTAATGTATTTAAATTGCCGAGAATTCAAGATAAAGCAATGACTGATTACCACACTTCACATACTAATGTCATTTCTGGTGGAATACCAACTACTTTTAGAAATGCTATTAATAATTTAAATGATGTCGCAAATGCTATAGAATTAAATCCTATATCAAGTATTGATTTGTTTGTTCAAGTACAAACACAAAATAATTATATTGGGGAAATGACTGAATTTGCTTTGAACAATCCTTCTTATTTTGATAGTGTAATTGTTGCGTCTAGATTGTTGTCAGATCATCATTTAACAACACATTCTCATAGTCGTTTTGTTGATGTTGTTGGAAGACCAACTGAATTTGTTGAAGCTTGTCAACAAAATAGAAATGCAAATTGTTTTAGTGTTTTTGGTGAACCTGATTGTAGCGATGATTGTGATGTTTATCAGGTTTGGAGAAATGAAACAAATAATGATTCAATTGAAAGAACTCAAGTTTATACATATGAATCCGCAAATTCTTTGGAATCTTTGTATACTAAAGCTGCTGGCAATAGTGGATTTAATGTTCCAAGTTTAAATAATCCAACTATATCAGGAATTCCAGTAACAGGAGAATTTGAACGTACAACTAATCCTTATAATTATATTGAACCTGTGTGGGATCCAGAAGAATCCAGTGGCAACATATACCCATATCCAGTTTCTTTAGCAACTGATATTATTAATTGGACACAAAATGCATCCGATCCACATAGACACAATGAAATGAATTTTAGTGTAGATATAGGAAATGTTCAATTTAGTAATCTTTATACCATAAATAATATAGGAACGGGAAATGTAGCACCAATTGATGGGGTGACTAGATCTATTGCTAATTTCAGAGCAAATGTTTCTACCGCCTCACTTCAAATATTACATATAATACGAGTTTATTAATATGCCTTCTAGATATTCTTTTGAAAGGGGAAAATATGGCATATTTCCTGGCACAATTATTTCCTTTGCGCGTAAAATTGAGGGAAGTAATCCAGATGAATCTCAATGGATTGATTATGTTCCAGCCGGTTATTTAAGATGTGATGGATCTGTAAAAAAAGCAGAAGAATATATTGAATTATCTCAAATATTAGGAACAGGGCAAGATTGCAAATTTAAAAAAGATGATACTGAGTTAGACAACGATGAGTTTCAACTTCCAGATTTAGGATCTAAGAACATTATAGCTGGATCATCTTCTGGGAGATATGATTCACTTAATATTGAAGATACTTCAAATGGAAGATTTTTACCAAGAGTTGGAATTGGTGTAGAATTAGATTTAAATCAGGGAAGTGAAATTGAAATAATATATTCTGGTGAATTTGTCGTGCCATCTATCCCCTTAGATATAGCATCCGGAAGAACATTTGTTAGTAATTTAAGTAGTGCTTTAACTCCACAAACAGTATCTATTGACGGATATCTAACTCATGGTCATTATGGAAATTATCCCCAATCATTTTTAACTAATCCTCCACGTACTGATGATGGAAATTGTGGTGGTGGTGCTGGTAATCAATGTTCAGTTGTTGGTAAGGATGCCTCTCCTTCTGTTGGAGCTATACAATTAGATAAACTTGGGCCAGAAAGTGTTGGATATGGAGGAGATGCAGCAGGAACAGAACATAGTCATCAATTAACTAGATCGAGAGTCACCCGAAATACCACACAAAATACAATTAGCACCAATCTTGAATCATCTAATATCTCCACCTTAGTAAATATATCACAAGATAATACAATTAAAATTGATGATATTGTTGGTAAATTTATATTAGTAGAATATTTAATTAAAATATAAACAATGCCTGTAAAATACTCCAAATCTACAGAAAGACTGGGAACTTCTATTGGAACCATTGCAATGGTTCCAAAACCATCTACATGGACAGATAGTGCAGATGTCACCACTGAAGGAAATGGATGGAATATAATTAATGATTATCCTGGGTGGCTTCCTTGTGATGGAGCAACTGTGAATGTATCTGACTACCCAATTTTATATGAAATCATTGGAAACATCTATGGAGGAACAGCAACAACATTTGTTCTTCCTGATTATAGGTCAAAAAAATTAGTTGGAACTGGATATTTGAATGGAAATATTGCAACTGGACTTGCAGTTACTGTAAATGATGCACCAGGAAATACTTCGCCAGACATAAGTGTTCCTGGATCGGAAGGAGGTCAATATGTTGTCAACACAGTTAGACAATTACCACCAGGATCTGAAATAACTCCTGGATCACCAACAGGTTCTAATACTACAGGAGGATCTTCAACTGATACGTTTAATATAGGAACTTATAGAACTAGTGGATTTTCTTCCACCGATACTCAAGTTGAAGGAATTATAACTGGAAATGCTACATGGAGTGCAGGTCCTGTATCTAGCAGAACTGTGCCTTCTGCGCCATCGCACGACCATGAAGTTACATATATTAGAGCAACTGGAGGTCTTGGACCTTCCGATGATGATGGACCATCTTGTTGTGGGAGATCAATTGGTGCTTATCCAAATGTTGCCAGTTCTGGATATGTTAATAGATTTGATAGGGGCGGCGCTCCAATTCGCCAACATTCTCATTATGTTGCTTGGGGATCTGCTGGTGCTGCATCATATGGATCTTATGGTTCAGACAATACTAACGGCGGAACAATATATAATGATGTTTTTACTCAAGCAATTCCTCAATGGTCGGTATCTTATCCTGTTAGTACAAATAGAGGAAGTAATATTAACAAAACTGTTGATGTGGTTAATGATATGAGTATTTCCGTTAATCCTGGGCAATTGGTGATGAGAGATCAGAATGCACTAAGTTGGGACGCATCTTTAAATGTTAGACTACAATCTGCAGAAGAACTTTCTATGATGACTCCTTATTTTAGAGTGAAATACATGATTAAAGCATATTAATGTGCTATACTATATAATATAGTAAACTGAATTTTGTAATTTTTATGCAAGGCATTATTCCTATAAAACCTCTAGAACTGGTAAAGCAAGAGGGAAAAATTGATCAATTCATTGGTGTGTGGGATAAATTTGTACCGAAATCTGTTTGTAAAAAAATAATAGATAATTATGAAGATACCCTAGAAAAGATATCTACAAATGCATTTGATGATCAAAATCTTAGTGTAATGGATGGTAATACTCAATTTGACACCAGAAAATTGGGCAGATCTGATATAAGTTTGATGATGAATCAATATAGTAGCGCCTCTACAATTCAAATGAGTCAATACTTGCAGTCATGCTTTAATCATTACATCGATGAATTTCCTCAACTTGCTAGTGAAATACTATTTTCTTCGGATATGAAAATTCAAAAAACATCTCCGGGTGGTGGATATCACGTTTGGCATTGTGAAAATTCTAGTTATTCACATTCTTCTAGAACTTTAGTCTGGGCAATATATTTAAATGATATAAAAGAAGGTGGCGAAACTGAGTTTCTCTTTCAGCATAAAAGATTTGCGCCAACAACAGGAACAGTTGTGATTTGGCCAGCAGCTTTTACTCATGTTCATAGGGGAAATCCACCATTAAATGGAGATAAATACATTTTAACTGGCTGGTATTTAACAGCTCCCCGTATCAACAGATCGTTGTAATCAAATGGATAAAGAATTAGATTTTCAATTAATATTGGATAATGAAACGGGCGATTATTTTTTACATACAAAAAATAATTATTATAAAATACCTAAAGATTCATTTAAGAGCATTATTGCTGATAAATTGCCAAAAAAATGGTGGAATGATGACGATATTATTATTGCTCTAAATTCATTTAATAATGGTAAAATGTTTTCTTGCGAAAGGCAAAAAAAATTCTATGATTTCAGATCGAAAGTATATACTAAAAAAGTATACGAATATCTAGAGGCAAACCCAGAAGAATTTGAAGAAGTATACGAAGTAATTACAAATTCTACTTCTACTCTTCATGATATTAAACTAAAAGAATCTGTTGAAAGTATAAAAGAATACGTCAAAAAACAAGCAAAATTATTTAAATTAAATTTACAATCAAAGAGGAAAGAATTACTATCTTCTAGTGATTGGACTCAGCTGCCGGATCTCGAAATTGACGAATCTAGTCGTGAATTATGGAAAAAATATAGAAAATATCTCAGAGATCTTGGAGACGAGGTAAATTGGATCATTGGCGATGTATTTAAAGTTGATTTTCCAATTTCGCCATATGAATACAAAGAAATTGATCCAGAACAAAAGGAGGAATATCTGTCGGTTCCTTTACATTTTGTAAATCCAGCTGTAATGATGACCAAATTAAAACTTCTTAAGATACTTGAACGAATGGGTAATTTAGATGAACTGGCATCAAAAGTTCCTGGTATTACTGATGAGAGCACTACCGAAGCTCATATTTACGAAGCAATTAAACGGGGTAATGAGACTGCTAAGTTAAATGATCTTACCACAACTTTAGCTAAACTTAACCTAGAAAATCTATCAGATTATGTAAATGAAAGATTACAGAAGATAGATCCTAACTATGTTTGGGATATATCTGTGATAGATGCATCAGATTGTGGAGACTGCAAATCTTAAAATTATTAAAAGGGGTTTAGATGATGAAGATTTTTGATTTTTTCAGTGAGTCTGAATGTGATGAAATATTAGAATATTATGATAAAGCAAAATTTGAAGCGGGTAAAATGAAATTTAATGGTAAAGATGTCGCGACAGACGACAAAAATACATTAATGATGTCATTTTCTTCCCCATACTATCAAAAATGCTTGGAAATTTTCAGAGAAGCATTTAATAGGAATGATAATTTAAATTCAGTAACTTCTGTTGTAAAATATACTTTACCAAATTTTTTGAGATATGATCCAGGCATGTACTATAGATATCATATAGATAACTATGTAATGTCTGACGTTTACACTGATTATAGTTGTACAATTTTTTTGAATGATCCAGAAGAATATGATGGTGGTGATCTAGTTATTAAAGTTGGCGATATAGATCAGAACATAAAATTGAAACGTGGAAAAATATTGGTTTATGAGACTGGTTTATATCATGAAGTCAAAGATGTCATTTCTGGATCCAGAAAATGCCTAGTATTTTGGATGGAATCTTTGTTTAGAGATGTTGAAGTCAGAAAAATGTATGAAAATATGTCTAATATTTTTATAAAATATGAGAATATTATGGAATCAAATTTATCTCTTAAGAGGGATTTATTTTCCGTACAACAACAAATTACGCGAAACTACGGAACACGGATTCGCAAAAATAACAAATGATATTCTAAACAAATTGGAGAAATAAGATGGAAATCAAAATTTTAAATTTATCTGATGTCTTGTATGATTATTGCAAAATAAAGCAAAAAGCGGTTCTTTATTATGAGGTAAAACCCAGAACAGAAGAAGAAAAAAATAAAATACTTGAATTTTATAAAGGAAAGATTCCTTCCGAAATCTATCACTCACTAAAAACTGAAGACGATAATTTCATTGAGTTTAATAGTGATGAATATGCAATAGAGTTTGCTGAAGAGGTCTTTTCCACTAAGGATATCATTGAAAATATCGATCCGCTTTATTACATATACGTTGAAGTATACTCAAATGAAGGATCTATTTTATGGACAAATGTGTAGTAATGTGATGCGATATAGTATGGTCTTGCTTTACTAAAAAAATTAATTATATTTACTGAATTGATCAGTGTGCCAAAGTGGGAACTGGCACAGCCCCCACGCACAGGGCACCGGATGACCCTATACTATGAAGACATTCAACGACTCCCATGCGCCTTCGTCCCCACCAAGAACGTGCTCTGGACGCCATGCTTCAGAACACCTGCGGTCGTGTTATCATCCCTACCGGTGGTGGTAAGACTCTGATTGCTATTAAAGATGTTGAGCGTCGTCTTATGACTGCTATCAACCCTAAGACTGTTGTAGTTGTTGCTCCTCGTATTCTGCTTGCTAACCAACTCTGTGAAGAGTTCTGGTCTGCTCTGAATGGTAGCGTGAATGCCATTGTGGGTCATGTTCACAGCGGTGAGACTGAGCACTTCCATACTACCAAACCTGAGCGTATTCGTCTGTATCAAGACATGTGCTACTCTGCTAACACGCATTGTATCATCTTCACCACCTATCAGTCGCTCCATCGTATTGTTGAGAGTGAGATCGAGGTGAACTTTGTTTACTTTGACGAGGCACACAATAGTGTTCAGCGTCATGTGTTCCCTAGCGTTGCTGATGTTGCTGGCAATGCCGACAACGCTTACTTCTTTACTGCCACTCCTAAGTATCACAATAGTCCGTATGCTAATGGTATGAACAATACCGATGTATATGGTCCTGAGTTGATTAGTGTGCCAGCTACTGAGTTGATTGCCAATGGTAGCATCCTTGCTCCCACCATTCAGGCACACAAAGTCGATTTCAAGCGTCAGAAGTCTCTTGCTGCTGCTGATAATGATCGTCAGGTTCTGATGGATATTATCAGTGATCTTGATGAGGATCATGCTCAGAAGATCCTTGTTGCTGCTCCTAACACTAAGGTTCTGTGGCGTTTGCTCAACAGCACCAATGTTGTTGACGAATTCACTGCTATGGGTTATAATGTTCTTCACATCACTGCCAAGCATGGTGCTTATGTGAATGGCAACAAAGTTGGTCGTGATGTGTTCTTTAACACGCTGACCAAGTGGGGCGAAGATCCTACTCTTAAGTTTGTGATCTTCCACTACAGCATTCTTGCTGAGGGTATCAACTGCCCTGGTCTCACTCACACCATCCTGCTGCGCTGCCTGCCGGTGATCGAGATGGCACAGACTATTGGTCGCGTGATTCGTCTTGATCGTCGTGATGCTGCTGATATCGCTGCTGGTAAGATTGTTGCCGGTCAGTGTGAGTTCTATCGTAAGAAGACTGGATTCGTAACTGTTCCAGTGTTCGCCAACTATGGTCAACGCACCGAGAAGCGTCTCCAGAATATCGTTGACAATATCTTTGTCAAGGGTATCGCTGCTACTGAATTTTCTATCTGAGGTAACTATTATGTATGAATGGGACAATATGAACGACATGGAGCGAGCTTTGCTCCATTTCGGCAACAGGATTGACATCATTGTTGGTCTGCAAATGGGTGAGAAGATCAGCGAAGAGGAAGCATACCACCAGATCAAGGAGCTGTATAAGGGTCTCAAGAAGATTCGCAAGAAGGAAACTAAATAATGTATCATCTGAGCACTATATTATGACTTACAAACCATACTCTCCGGAATATTGGCGTCAACGCTATCTGAGAGAGGCACTAGACTCATATATTGATAATGGTGTAGAGAACCATAAGATTCTACAAGACATCATTCAGATCCTATATGAACGCTCTAGTGCATCTTTGATAGACTTTGAGAAGACCAATGAATTGCTATGGATGGTTCGTAAGAACGAACAATTATGGTCTAAGCATTAGGGGGGTTAAATGACTAACTACGTATTGCTGACTATATTTGCAGTAATCGCATACATAATCATTGTCGATCCGAATGTGAGTCAGTGGGTGGCACTACAGATTCAGTTGTTTCGCATCAATATGGTGAAACGCTGGTTTGTCTTGACATTAGGGATTCGTTTGCGTTATGATAACTTCAAACTCAAGCGAGCACTCATTAAAATTCGCAAAGACTACGGAATACATTCCGATGATTAAGGACATTATCTCAAAACTAGTATGGAAAGCATAGAAATACATATTCAAAAAGATAGACGCATTCTTGAAGATCCTATGGTATCTTCTCAATCTCGCCGTCACATTGAGGAAGAGCTAGAACAACTAGAGCGTTATGCTACTAAACATCCGGAAGATCATCACGATCCAAGTCCTCTAGAACTATATTGTGATGAGAATCCTGGTGCCATAGAATGTAAAATTCATGACAACTAAAATTGATCATTCCCTGAACACTTACCCACATAATTACATGACTACATCATACCAATCTGCCCGCAAAGATCGCCTGACTGACATCGTTGGTGATTACATTACTGATGAAGATACTTCAGCAGAACAATTTTTTAATGATCTCGTTCATGAGATTGATACATGGTCTGACTATCATCAGACGTATCTTGAGAAGTGTAAACTGCTGAAGAAGATGGTAAATGGTCATCGTCCTATTGATCCTCTCGATTCTGTTCTTCATCCGGACGCAGGCGATTATATTCCGGAATATCTAGCAGAGGATATTTTGGCACTATGAAGGACATCTGGGGAGAGTATAAAACTATCCTATTCGATACCTTCCCAGAACTCAAACTCACACAGGTTTGGGATCACTGGGAAGGTAAGATGACGATGGATGGTAATATCTATCGTGGTGGATACTTTCTTAGAACCAGAGAGGCATTAGTTCGTAACGACAAGACTGACATTTACAATCATGTTCTCTACCCATTGACGGACAAAAATACTCCTTGCTTTGGTATTGATCTCATGGGATTTAATGAGGACAAAGTTATTATCGTGTGGGACTTTCAGCATCCAGTAGAAAACTATCTGTTTAGCGTTGGTGATAGACTACCAGTAGACAGACAAGAATACAGATTCTTTGAGATGGGCAATCATTTCAGTGAACATATCTTTGTTCGTAAGTGTAAGATGTCTGAGGTGAATAACTATCTTGATGACTTCAAACAATATCTTGCTGTGTATAAAGATATTGTTCTGACCGAGGCACCACATGGCTACGATACGTTACAATATCGTGATTTTGACGCATATATGCGTAAACTGGATCCAATCTCGGGATTCATGCGGAGCATCTACGATGAACAAAAATCAAAAGCATTTGTTGACGACTTTCTATTTGTATACTAATGGAACCTAACTGGGAAGAACTAAGTAAAACTCTATCTGATGATGAGTTACAGATGATGAAAGATCTGTATCAAAAACTATTTACATTATTACAAAATGAACAAGATCAGTCTACCGAAGGCACCTGATGGATACAAATTTGTGGTTCAGCGCGATTTTGATGCCAAGCATCATGCTATCTGGTTATATCATTCTTTTCCTTATAGTTTTACGACTGAAGAAGTAAAGAGCATCTGGGGATTTATTCGCAAGAAGGATATGAAGATTGTATCCCCAGTCAATGCTAAGAAACCTGGCAAACTTGCTGAATTTGTAACACCATATTCTGCCATGCCACCGCCGCAGGGTGCCAGTTGCTTTAGTGTCACACACCTCGTCGCCAGCACCACCTGAGGGTCTATAATAAAGAGATCAAGAGGAGAGACCATGACCAGCGCCACCTTCGATCAATTCGTTGCTCAGCAAGACGCTAAGAATACCATTCAATTGAATGTTGTTAAGTGGACCTACATGCTGTGCGAGGCACTGCGCCAGAATTACATTGACTATTCTATTCTGAGTCATCAGAAATCTATCTATCATGCAGATGCTGGTGATGTGAACAGCGTTAACTATCATGAATCATGTATCACTGACCTAAAGAATGGTCGTTGTTCCGCAGATTTTATCTTTGAATCTGGTCGTAAATACCACAAGGTTGTTTATGTTGATGGTGGTTCCCGCTCTGTTCATTGTTTTGTAGACAAGAAGACTGGCGAAGTCTACAAATCCGCATCTTGGCGCTCTCCTGCTAAGGGTGTTCGTTACGATCTCCGTGTTATTAAAGAGCGTGAATTCGTTCTTGCTAATGCTGATTGGTCGGGTGGATACCTATATATGGATAACGTGGTCGGTTTCAACTACAAACGTGGTTGACACGCGGAACATGTTCTGCTAAAATACTTTTGTCCTTCATTCCGGTGTTCAAAATGCTTCACGAAGACGATCTCTACATCGTTATTGGTCCTCTCGGTATTGCCGTAAGTCTTGATCACACTGGTGGTGTCTATCAGATGCCCATGTCTCAAGATGGCACTCCTGATTGGGATAGCGAATGGGATATTGAGTGGGATGAGCTAAATCCTAATGAATATGCTCTGTATAAAACCGCATATGATTGTCTGGTCCGTATGTATGAACTCTCTGTAAAACCTAACGTGGTATTTGTCAAATGAAAGCACAGAAACTCTCCCAATTTGTAGTATCAGATCTCCGTAGTTGGATGGAGATCAATTATGATCGTATGAGTGTTCGCCCTAGGGATACTACCACTGATACCGAGAAGAAAACCTTCTGGGTATATCATCACAAATTTCCTTTAGAATTTGTGACAGCTATCAACGAAGCACTTGACGGATACAAGTTTGTGTCCTATGATCACCTTAACAATCGATTGGAGTGTCTGCCACTTTGAGTAAAGCACAGAAATTATCGGATCAAGTTGAGCATATTGTGAAGAATCGTGAGCGTAGGTTCATGTATTTGATTCGTAATGAGCGTAATGATGATGCCATTGCTATTGGCGATGAGTTTATGGAATGGTTGAATCCTGATGTGGAAGATCCCATCATATGGTATGATGAAGATGAACTGGTTGATCTGTATCAGCAGTTGATTCAAGAGAACAAGCGTAAGCGTAAAGGTAGGAGCAAATGAAACTATTCAAAACTAGTTACCGAGAAGACTTTGGACATGAGTGGTATGTTCAAATTTTTAATACTAGCAGACATTATCCGAGGCGACTGAGAGGAGTATCGTTGATACAACTATCATTCTCTTATGATGATGAACCAACTTGGTATTTCCAATTATCATCGTCTAGACATGGACCACTTGCTTTGATGATTAGTATCTTCAGGTTTTCATTTGTTGTCGATCTGTTTACTCGAACTTGGAACTGGGATTATGCGAAAGATATCGACAACCAGTGCAACTATGATGAATGAGCATAACTTACTAGAAAAAGATGACTCTCCTTGGTTAGATTGTATGGATGGATTTATGACACACGAAGAAATGCTTGAAGAAGCAGCACGAAGAGAAGCAGCAAACAAACAAATTTATCCCGATGGCGATTCCATTGAATCATTTCCAAATGTCACCCGCGTAGAAGTGATTGGCAAAAAAGGACGAGAGTTTACTCAATATGATTGCTCTAATGTCCAAGTGTCAATACAAGATCAGGGACGAACACTTAAGGTATTTTTATCATGACTAAAATTGACCCCTACCAAGTAAAGAAAGAAGCGATTGATGAATATCTTGAAGACAAAAGAATTGAAGTAATGAAAACTGCTATTGCTGGTATCGGTAAGTATTCCGATGCTCTCAAAGAACTTAATGAAACAGAAAAGGTAGAGCTACGAGCAGAACTGGAAGCAAAGAAGAAAGAAAACTTCCAACTGGTTGCTGATGCCTGTATGAAAGAGTATCGTAAGAACTATGGCGAAGACCGCCCAGAAGACGAATACTGGGTCTATATGATTGCTGAATACTTCGGCACGGGGGAAGGTCAAACTACCTGTGTTATGATGACACAGGCAATACCACACGGAGATGATTTCCCACCTGACGGACCAGACAAATACAAAGCAATCACATCACAAGAATATCGTGCTGTTCGTAATTTCCACGAAAAGTTTGGCACTTGGATGTTGTATGGTGTGAAGTTTCTCAGTAGGGAAGATTTCTTTACTGAATGTGCTTATTACATTCCTCCTGTGATGATGAAACTTTCAAACAAAAATTGCTACAAAGAGTTTTACACTGACGTTCATTACAATTTCTCATGAGTAGATTTAGAGTGAAAAATCCAGATGAGATTGTTCTAGAAGACATTAAAATGTGGCATTATGAATCTTTGAGTGATAGTGCTGTATGGATGGGAGTGTATCTAAAAGATGGTAAGATGTATCATATGACTATTACAGGACAAAATCTTCAGATTCACTACAGCGAGGAGACACCTGACTAACTGGCACACTCCCCCACCACAGGGGAGTGTTTTGCCGTATAATAGTTTCATACGCAACAGACCGATGAGGAAAGTAGTAGTCAAACCTAAATCCAGCAAGGCAAAGAATCGTCTTGCCAATACAATGGAAGGCAACCCCGTCTGTATTGTAGAACAGGATAGTGGTGGTGAGTTGTTTCTTGCTGCTGAGAATCGTAAATACTTTATGTGGGTGAGCACTCGAACTGGAACTAATCGTTTCGGTGATAAAGCAGATGCTCACTGGGAAATTGTTTCTGAAATCGGGGATGTAATCGAATGAAAGCTAAAACTATTGTCATCTTAGAGATGGCGATTGAACAAGGTGTTGCGCGTGGTTATCGTCGTGCCTTCAAGCATAATGATAGTCCACTGGAGGGTGCTATTCTACAATCTATTGAGGATTGTGTGATGTCTCAAATCTATGAATACTTTACCTTCGATGATGGTGATTTGACATGAACTTCCCAATGTTCTTAAACAAGTGGATCATCGGATTAAAACCGATTAAGTATACTCCATTCTGGTGGTGGTATCGCTTGATGTCTCACGAAGGATTCAGGTTTGATGACTATCATATCTGGGGATCTTTCTGGCGCTCATTAAATCATGGATGGGAACATATGGAATATGTCTATAAGTTTGAAGAGTTTTGGGGTAAAGGTTCCTATCCACCAAAAACTATTTTCTTAAAGGAAGGGGATTTTGCTGCTCTTGTAGAAAAATTATCACTTCCCAGTGAAGCTACTATGGAGAGTATCAAAAGACTTATGAATCGCAAAGCACCTTGGGACACTTGAACAACTGGCATAGAAGACTCCGCAAGGCACTCCATCTGCCCTACAATACATTCATACGCACAAAGGACATGACTCAAGCAGAACTCTTTGAGATTGTAACCAAGGTTATTGCTTCTCCTCATACTGCCATCACAGAACACGACAAACGCCGTGCCATTCAGGTATTTCTTGGATTTGATGATTACCTGATTGATGCTCTGCCCGGTTATTGTGAGGAAGGTTGCGAGATTGACTTTGGTGGTTATGCTGCTGAACAACTTGATATTCTGGAAGGAAAATGAAAAAATGGTTTGAAGATGCTTGGTGGTCTTGGGGATGTTGTATTCATTCCCGATTTGTTGATTATAATGACAACATAGATCGTT